CCCATTCCGGGACTCCCTGGTCGGTGTAGCTTATCCGACTTGCTATTCTAGCACCCTCACGATGCGATAGGTACAACAATGACCGAGTTTCGAGACCGTAGCCGGACTACGTACCATGGTGGTACGTATACCGTGTACAACGGGACTGAGTTGAGAAACCAGCCCCAGCGACAGATTCGGATTGAGTCCTGTTCCGACGTTGTCGGACGGTACCCTTTCCCGAATGCGCTACGGATCATCAAGACGTCCAAAGATGGACGTCTTAATGGCTCTGATAGTAACGGTAACAAATGCACCGACTATCTATTGGAGAATATCTCGACTCCTTCAAGCGGCTGGGGTGGGATTCCCCAGATCGACTTGGAGGCTCTGGCCACTCAAGCGATGGCTTCTACGAATCCATCGCGGCCAGAAGTGCGAGTTCCTGTGTTCTTCTCAGAACTACGGGATCTCCCTCGGCTTGTTCAATTAGCGGGGCGTAGTATTACGCAAAAGGCCGCTTCTGCCAACCTAAGTTGGCAATTCGGCTGGAAACCGCTAATTGGAGATCTGACAAGCATGCTCAATTTCGAACAGTCCGTTGACAAACGGATGATCGAGTTGAAACGCTTGCAGTCTAGTACCGGCCTTAAGAGACGATGGACGTTTTCGGCGGAGTCGGGCTCGGTTACTACCGGCACGACTACGCTTAATAGCTTCCAAGCCATTGTCCGGGCTGATTACCAGGACATTCCCGAGAGGCAATGCTGGGCCACCCTCACTTGGAGGGTGAACCAATCATATGTCTTTCCGGTTAGCGATGCTGCTACTCGCAGCCTCGCATGGCGTCTCGTCACTGGGATGCATTACGGCCAACAGATAGGTAATCTGTGGGAAGCAATGCCATGGTCATGGCTCATAGACTGGTTCGGGAATATTGGGGACTTCATCGAAGCCTCCGATAACTCGATCGCCTGTGTGCCAGAGTCGTTCTGTATCATGAACAACTCTAAGTTGACCAGATCCCACTCGATCACTGAAATCTCTGAAGGTTTCAGTGTCTCGGGTCTTAAGGCTGTGAAGGAGTACAAGTATAGGGACACAGTGTCCCCTACCGCCTCCATCACCGCGTCGTTCCCTGCCCTGTCGGGCAGACAACTGTCGATCCTCGGGTCCCTCGCGATCCTGAGATCGCGTTGAACCTAGAGGAGCACAAGCCAAATGCTCGGTGACAGTATTACTATCAACCTGGGCGGTTCCGGTGGAACCGCACGAGTGCTGAACAAGGTCAACCAGGACGGGTACTCTGCGGAGTATTTCGATCGAACCACTACGGATGAAATCCGTATGTTCGTTCGTCACTCCACGGAGAACTACAAGCCTACCGGAGTTACACGGGATCGCCACAATGTGGAGATTACCCGTCGTATCTTCGCGACGGCCTCCGTCCCGGAGATCAACGTTCGGTTCTACTTCGTGATGAGCCATGAGGCCCACTACGATGAGGACTCGTACGTCGATCTCGTCGAGGGCATCCATGAATGGATGTCCGCGATGAATCTCGGCAAGGTTCTCGAGTGGCAGTCGTAGCCACCGGGTAACCCACCGTCATGCTTTTGCATGATGTCAGTACTCGTCATCGAGCCGGCGACATCCCCAAACCTTAGGAGGTTTGAATGTCTAAAAGGCTCGTTGGACTTGTGCACGGGGCGTTACTTGCAGTCCTTGCGGACTACCAAGTAACATTCCCGGTCGACCGTGAGGAGATTGAGAAGGATAAACTCCGACTCGCCTCCAACATCGAAAACCGGGGGTTGAGCGTTGTAACGCTCGATTTCCCGGCCCAACTCAAGCACTTTGATAAGTGTCTTGGGGAGAGTCTGTACACTCCATCGAACTTACCCCTGCAAAGGAGTAAGGGCGGTGGATCAGTAATCCCGAGACTATTCTCGGGGATACTGATACGGATTTTCGATGATAACGGTCTGCTTAGGCCTGATGCTGATATCAATGCGATAGCGTTCTACCGACAGCTTTTAGCCATTGGCAAGAAGTTACGCATTGATTGCAGAAAGGAGAAGGTTTATGAAACCATCTCTGATTTCTACAGCATCGAGGATCGGCTCCCTTCTCCGGACCTTGATTGGTCCTCGGAAGTGGATTTCGATCACGCTGACGTTACTACTCTTGGTAGTTACGGCTGCGTTGACTCTCTACAATCCGCAATCGGAGCTGTACGCTCCGATTATGGAGTTGCTGAGGTCACTCGTCCCGATCGAATCGTCGATGACGTCTTCGATCGGATTTCCACAACATTGGGAAGTTTCGACCCGATGGAGTGGAGGCCTAAGCACGGACCCGGTGCTGTGTCAGACGCTGGAAGGGATCGGTATAAGTACCGGTTCCCGACCTGGTCTGACAGTCTCGAGTCCGTGTTCCCTTTCGCCGATTTCGCCTTCGCGAACTACGGCGTTTGGGCTGACTCTGCCTGGGATAGGACTGGTAAGTTGCCAGACTCTTGTTCCAGGTTAATCTGCGTACCTAAGACCCAGAAAGGTCCTAGGTTGATAGCCTCAGAGCCTACTAGCAATCAGTATTGCCAGCAGGCTATCTGGGACTATCTGCGCAGCAGAGTCGATAGCTCTTGGATTGGCAAGTCTATTCGGTTCTCCGATCAGACTTACAACCAAGAGGGAGCACGGAGGGCTAGTATCTCCGGTAGCTGGACGGTTGACTTGTCAGCCGCCAGTGACAGAGTTACTACCCGCTTGGTGGAGCGTTTCTTCAGGAGGAATCTTCCTCTGTTGAACGCACTCCGAGCCACGCGGACCCGCTTCTTATACCAGGATCTGGATAAGAAGCACCCAGAGGTGCTTGAACTTAAGAAGTTCAGCACCATGGGTTCCGCCTGCACCTTTCCCGTGGAGTCGATAGTGTTCTTAGGGCTTTCAATCGCAGCGATTCACATCGCTATCGGTTGTAGACCCTTCCACTATCGCAACCAAAATGGACGAAAGTGTACGTCCATGGAGGATGCTGCACGGGAGGTCCGGATATTTGGAGATGATATCATCATCCCCAAGTATGCCGGGAAATACCTGGAAGTGTTACTTGACCACTATGATTTTGTGGTCAATGACGCGAAGACTCATAGAAGTGGTAACTTCCGTGAGTCGTGCGGCATGGATGTTTTCAAGGGTTACGATGTAACTCCTGCCTACATCCTGACACATCCAGACCCCAGGAAGCCTGAGTCGATACTGAGTACTGTTGCTAGCTCGAACAATTTCCACAAACGTGGATATTGGAGAGTTGCGCAGTTCCTCAGATCGACAGTTAACAACCGGTTCGTACCGGCTGTTACTATCGACTCAGGTACCTTTGGTTACGAGTCTTACTCACGGTGTACTCTCGGAGCCAACGATGGCCTTCGCTATCGCTGGAACCGTGATACCCATGAGCCAGAGGCCTTGGTGATGCAACCTCGCATCTTCCAAGGCTGGACTCGAACCGAGGGGCACCAGTGCCTCCTTCAATACTTTACGGAGGCCCCGGAGCCAATACACTATTGGCGCTCGGGTCACACTGGTGTTCTTCGCAAGAAACTTGCGAAGAAGTGGGTTCCCAC